TTGTTAGACCATATAGCGTATCGTTTTTTTGGTCTAATTATATTTAGTAAAAAATCATACTGTAAAAGGTTATCTAAATGGCGTCTCATATTCATTTCATTAGCAAAATATACGGTGTCGTTATGATACGACAATGATCTATTAGTTAAAAATGGGCTATATGACTTTTCGGACAGTTTATTATTAGCTGTCCCCCTCATCAAATCTTTCTTATGTTGACCCACACTATTAGTGAAATCAAATGGATTAATTTTCTTCATTATATAATACCCTCACAATATATTGCATTCTATAAACGTCCATAGCTATGTCATGACGAGAATCATGGCTAATAAATTTATTTTTAATATCCTCAGGAATAAATTTATTATCAATCCTCGAACCGAAAAGCATTCCGTCTAAGAAAGATCTTGTATCACGAATCGCCCACCAGTTTTTAAGATGCGGTTTTCCTGTAGCTTTTAATATTGAATCAATTAGCACAGGATCAAAACTATTTCCTCTAGACCATACATGCTTTGCTTGGTCACACTTCATACCTATTAATATATCATATAATGAATCAATGGAAACGTCAAGTTTTTTATTTGGCGTGAGTTGTTTTAATGCCTCAATACTTTGGTTTTTCCACCAAAGTAAAGTGTCTTTACATATTTTACGACCATAATTCCTAACCTGATCTTCAATATCGAATTTTATGTGAGTAGAGTTTTCTACCAATTCGTCATAAGTATAAGGATCAGTGATATATCTATCGGGATCAAACTCCGTAATAGCTAAGTTGACCACAACACCGCTAATAGCATCTTGGCTTAACGTTTCAAAATCATAAATTATATCCATCTCAATGGTCTCTACGTTTGTTGAACACACATATAAATAACAAATCTTCATCGTCGCTAGTGTTGAATACTTTATGGTGCTCTCCGTCAGGAATAGTGAACGTTTTGCCTTTTTCAATAGGAAACGGTTTTCCTGATATTTCTATAACACCAATCCCACTCAAGAACGTATACACTTCCTCCATTCCTTGATGACAATGCCCCTTTGTTTCTTGCCTTGGATGTAATGTGGTGGTAGAAACGGTTAAAGCATTCAACTCAGTATTGTCAATAATAGTATAAACTGCATCATCCTTTACAGTTGCGCCAGTTAGTGGCGGAGTTCCTTGATTTTCTACAACTTTCTTTTTAAGTCCATTAGAACTATAATTATGTTTTCGGGCATTATAATAAGTTTCTATGTTAAGGTTATCTCCAGTAAAATGTTTTCTTTTATAGTCTTCCCCTATAAATCTGATATCCGGAGTGACAAGTTTCAATAATTCTATCAATTCACTTTCATCATTATACGGAATGATCCTATCAACATATTTCACAGCTTCAAGTTGAACATATCTCTCAACTATACTTTGGACAGGATATCTACCATACTTAAACGGATTTACATTTAATCCACATATAAGATAATCACAATTTTCTTTACACTCTTTTAGCATCGCGATGTGCCCTGTGTGTAATAAGTCAAATGGACTACAAGTAAACCCTATCTTCATCATTTAAACTCCGCATCAACCATAATTTCAGTCAATAGTGCCATCGTATTAATTTCTTGGTCGGCAACAAATGCTGACTTATATTGGTAGTCCGCCAACGTGACAACTATTTGCGGAATACTTGATGGCGTAACTAGATCGTGTAACGATTCATATAACGTTCTGAAAAACGGAGCAACCTCACCGTCAATATTTTGAGCGACCCATTTCCGAACTACACTGAATTCCTTTGCTTTTAGTGCATCAGTTAAAACTTTAAAGTTAGACTCCTTTTGATTAATTAAAATCCCTGAATCTATTTTTCCAGTTACACTATACCTCTGAAGTTCATTTAAAATACGACGGTTATCAGGGAAATGTTTCATTACCATTTCCGCAACAACTTTATCTTCAAATTCAATATTTTCTTTTTGAAGGATTGTCTGTACTCTTTTAAAAAAACCGTTCGCAATTTTAGGCTTTTCTTTAGTCGTTATCTTAAATTCCACTACAGAACACCGACTATGAAGAGGAGCAATAATTTTATTTACGAAATTGCAGGTCAATATAAACCCACAATTAGAACTATACTCCTCCATAAAATTACGAAGAGCAGGCTGTACTGTTTCCGCATTTAAATAGTCGGCTTCATCGAGAATAACATATTTACGCCCACCTGCAAGCGATAGACTAGAAGCAAAATTCTTAATCTTTGTTCTAAGAGTGTCAATAAGGCGACCCTCATCAGAACCGTTGATGACGATATAATCTGCCCCCAATTCTTCCAACATAGCTTTAGCAATGGTGGTCTTACCTACTCCAGCACTGCCTGTGAGTAGTAAATTTGGAACGTTACCACTATCAACGAACTTCTGAAAAGTAGTCTTCAATTCATTAGGAAGAATAGTGTCCGAAACATTCTTCGGACGATATTTTTCCACCCATAAAAAATCATCACGCATAATATATCCTTTTTTAAATTGGCAATTTTGCTCCAGCAATTTTAGGCGAATTAGCATTCTGCACAAGATTTACGGAACAATCGGGTTCAGCGATATTAATAGGTAACGAGTTACCATCACAACTCGAACGTTCCTTCTTATTCAATCTATTGCGTCTAGATTCTTCATCCCAACAAACTATACATTTATCTCGCGTATCATTACACGTCTTACTATCACGGTTAGATGCACGATAAAATTCTACAAGAAGTTTAACATTACCGCAACAGTCGCATCTCTTTACTGCTTCTTTATTTCCGTATAGAGTCGATACAATTTTATCTCTTGCAGTTTCCCGTGTCACGACCGGAGGTTTCCCTGCTCTTTTACTCATAATATTCTCCACTTAAATATATATTATACCTTGATTTAACATGAAGTAAACTACTTTCCCGTAATTGCTTCATAAAGTTCTTCAAGGTCAGAATTTTCAGCTTTAACTTCTGCCATACTTTGGGTATGATATATTTTTGCCATCTTAGTAATATACTTTTTAGGAACTTCAGTTCTACTTGAAGTTTCCTCTACAATATCCTTCATTAATTCTCGCTCGGAATCAATACGTGACATTGACACTGATAGTTCGTTTATTGCATCAAAAATTGCCTTTCTGGTTTTTGGATCACTTGGTATAATAATATTAGTCATTTGAACCCTCATTATAATTGCTACCTGCTTCGTTTGCTACCCAATATTGTACAGACGTGCCTTTAAAGTGAGAAATGCCTTGTTTAGACATCGTAACATCATAGTCTTGAGTCATGAATTTGAAGTTCTCGACCTTGAATACAAATTCAAATTCCGCATCAGTGGTAGAATTTAACTCATGAGAAAATTCATTACATGTAGGATTTTTAGTATCAGTTGCAACCAAATGAATCAACCCATTACCACGAACAACAATTTCAGGCAACCCCAATTGATTTGCCCCATCAATTACCTTTTTCAAATCCTCATTACGAAGACTAAATTTAACTTCCTGAGAAGGCAAGTCTAAATTTTGCTTAGGAGGTTGAGTTACCATAGAAGGATCAGCATAAGTATATCTTGATTTATTAGTTCCCTCACTAATAATGACCGAAGATTCGCCAAATGAATAGTCAGCATCATTAAATAGGCTAGAAAGACCTAAGAATTGATTTAAATCGTATATAGCAAAATCTTTACTGAATGTTTCGTCTATATTTGCTTGAGCAAGAATATTCTTTTGCTCAGACACAGTCCGTAAAGTATTGCCGACTTTAACTGCAATGCTCGGATTAATTGATGCAAAATTCTTAAATACTTCAAACGTTTTCTCAGTAATTTTCATTTATTTTTTCTCCATTCTCAAATCAAGTTTTTTATCATTTTCAAAATCTACACTATTTTCATTTTGACTATCATGTAGGTATAATGCCATTATACCGTAATGTAACACTTTCATCAAGTCTTTTCTCGATTCAATAGAATTTCCCTTTTTCCCATAGCGTTGTGCATATTTCATAATATTGCCAATCGTAAACCCTACTCCATGACCTGAATCGAAAATAACTTCTGCTGCTTGAAGTTTAGAATTACTATAATGTCCTTCGTATGTATCTTCAATATACTCCATCAATTCTTGAACGAATGCAGGTTCGTTATATTTAAAATCAGAATTCATATCAATCACCTTTTCATATTTTTAATTAAATCTGG